TAATATAGACACTTTATAAGGTGGCACAGCAGTTGTCCAGAGGGCAATCTTTCGTTGTATTATGAGTGTATACAAAACAAAACTCATGCCAGTTAGTCACGAAATCAAGTCTCAACTCGCAAAACTGCTTGCTACCGAAGATCTTGTGGTTGAGCACAAGAAAGTTGCGACTGCTTGTTTTAATGTTCATACTCGTGTTCTGACTCTGCCTTTATGGGATAAGGCAAGTAATACTGTATATGATTTGCTTGTAGGACACGAAGTTGGACATGCACTCTTCACTCCTGATGATGACTGGTTTGAGAATAATACAATTCCTCAACAATTTGTGAATATTGTAGAAGATGCCCGTATTGAAAAATTAATGAAACGCAAGTATGCAGGACTTGCAAAAACTTTTTATAATGGATATAAAGAATTAAATGATGAGGACTTCTTTCAGATTGCTGACGAAGATTTAGAAACCTTAAATCTTGCTGATAAAACAAACCTTTACTTTAAGGTTGGTAATTTTCTTTCTCCTCTAAATTTCAATTCCAAAGAGAAGGAAATTGTTGAGTGTATTGATTCCTGTGAAACTTTTACAGATGTGATTATTGCCGCAGAGAAACTTTATGAGTATTGTAAGGAAGAACAGCAGAAACAACAAAAGGTTGCTAATCTAGATTCTCACGATTCCGAACAGCAAGGTAATTCCTCTTCTGGTGAACAGACAGGAGAAACCGAAGAAAGTGAGAACGACAGACAAGAGCCTTCACAATCAAAACAACCAGAAGAATCTTCCGGAAATTCTAGTGGAAATCAAACAATACCAGATCTTTCTTCACAAGAACCAGAAGTTCGCACTGCCGATGCTCTTCGTGAAAAAATTGAGAGTCTTGTAAGTAGTGATAACCGAGATAATGTTTATGTTGAACTTCCACATCTCAACCTAGAAACTATAATTGCCAAAAATTCAGAGATTCATCAATATATTGATGAAAATTTTGAAAGACAAAAAAAATATATTGATGCTAATAATGATACAATTCATAATCTTAATTTATACGAAGAAGCAGATAAGTCTTATAAGCAATTTAAGACTTCTGCTCAAAAGGAAGTCAATTATCTTGTAAAGGAATTTGAGTGTCGTAAGGCAGCAGATTCTTATGCCAGAACATCAACTGCTCGCACAGGAGTTCTTGATACCACACGTCTTCATACCTACAAGTATAATGAGGATTTGTTCAAGAAAATGAGTGTGATTCCTGATGGTAAAAATCACGGGTTGATTTTTATTCTTGATTGGAGTGGGTCGATGAATGAAGTTATTCAGGATACCTGTAAGCAACTTTTCAATCTAATCTGGTTTTGCAAAAAAGTCTCAATTCCTTTTGAGGTTTATGCCTTTACAAATGAATGGAGAAGCCCATCAAAGTCTCAAGAAGTTTATTCTCCACATTATGAAAAACGAGAAGGATTGATTTATGTTGCTGATGATTTTTCTTTACTGAATCTTCTTACAAGTAAAGTAAATATGAAAACTCTGGAGCATCAGATGCTCAATATTTGGAGACTGACTATTGCTCTTCGTAATCCATATGGGTGTGGATGTAGATATGTTGCTCCAACTCGATTATATCTTTCCAGCACTCCACTGAATGAGGCACTGATTGCCCTACATCAAATTCTTCCTAATTTTCAGAGAGAAAATAAACTTCAAAAAGTTCAGTGTGTAGTTCTGACTGATGGTGAGGCAAACTGCCTTCCTTATCATATTGAAGTCAAACGTAGATCTGAACCTTATATTGGTGTTCGTGGTATTTCTCCTGGACAAACTTTTCTTCGTGATCGTAAGATCGGAACGAATTATAAGTTTGAATATGAATATCATAAATTTACCGAAGTTTTGATATCAAATCTCAAGGACAAGTTTCCAACAGTTAATATGATCGGTATTCGTGTGCTTCAGAATCGTGATACATCTAATTTTGTGAATCTTTATTACAACAAATTATCTCCTCAATATAATAAAATTTTATCTGATTGGAAGAAAAATCGGAGTCTAAATATTTTAGATTCAAGTTATGATGCCTACTTTGGACTTTCTGCATCCACTCTCTCACAAGATTCTGAATTTGAAGTTGCCGAAGATGCCACAAAGTCACAGATCAAAAGTGCCTTTGTAAAAAGTCTCAAGATCAAAAAATTGAATAAAAAAGTTCTGGGACAGTTTATGGAGTTGGTTGTATGATAAATACCTAAAAAGATTAAAATGAAGACTTTTAAGGAATTTGTGCTAGAATGCTATTCTATTCAGGAGACTTCTCTGACTCGTGTGATGAGTAAGTCAAAAAAAGGTGGAATGGCAATTATGTCTGCTCAACGTGGTGATAAATCTTCATCGGAAAACAAAGCACGTTCAAAACAACTTGAGCGTGATATTAGGGGTGCTGGTCTCCCAGGTCCCACAAAAGTTGCTGGTAGATATACAGAAAATCCAGGGACTCCAGAAGAAAAAAAAGTAGGAGAAAAATCACACATTATTACTCCCGGAAAAAAAGGTAAGAGAAAATTTAAAAAAGCAATAGAAAAGTTGGGTAAAAAATACGATCAAGATTCTGTTTTGATTCAACGAAAACCAGGAGGAAGTTCAACTCTCAAAGGAACTTCTAAAACATCTTGGCCAGGTAAGGGAAAGAATGTTAGTATAGGAAGTATGAAACCAGGTAGAACTGGTGAGTTTGATACTAAAGTTAAAAACAAAACATTTACAGTTGGAGATGATTGATTATGTCTAAAAACAAAGTGAATGAAAACGAAATCTGGGGAATGCCCTGTGCTGTAGATCACAAAAATAAAAGAGTTTATTTAAAGTGTGAGAGTGCCATTACTGCGATGGGTGTCGGTGCTCTTGTGGAAAAATACTATCCTGGATATAAAGGACATTTGGTAAGTTTAAATCGTCTGAGTGAAATTAGATACAGTTTGGAAACCGTCCAGTAGGGTGATTCTGAGACTCTGATTGCTGTTATACTGACTATGTTGAAACAAACCACTCACTATGCTCCGTCTCAAAATGACTCCCGATTATATCGTTTCTTCTCTGAGATCACTTTTTGGGTCAGAAATTACTGGTGCCGACATTCGTGGTTGGTGTGCTAGTAATGGAAGTGCCTATCAAACCGTTACAAAAAATCTTGAAAAATATAAGACTTCTCGTGGTAAGTGGAATTTAGAAGTGACACAAGAAAAGGTAAAAGAAATAGAACGTAGTTTTTCTTCTCCTGCTGCTCTTCCTGCTTTGGAACAAAATCTTATTCCTGATAAAGATGATACTTTCGTCAAGTTTGGTAACTTCAACGATATTAAAAAAATTATTCAGTCCCGTATTTTTTACCCAACGTTTATTACGGGTCTCTCGGGTAATGGTAAGACGTTCTCTGTGGAGCAAGCTTGTGCTCAGACTGGTCGTGAATTGATTCGTGTGAATATTACGATTGAGACTGATGAAGATGATCTGATTGGTGGTTTTCGTCTTGTGGATGGTGCAACTGTTTGGCATAATGGACCTGTGATTGAAGCACTCGAACGTGGTGCTATTTTACTTTTGGATGAGATTGATCTTGCTTCTAATAAAATACTTTGTCTTCAATCTGTATTGGAAGGTAAAGGTGTCTTTCTGAAAAAGATTGGTAAGTTTGTAAAACCCTCTTCTGGATTTAATGTTTTTGCGACTGCCAATACCAAAGGTAAAGGTTCAGAGGATGGTAGGTTTATTGGAACTAATGTGCTCAACGAAGCATTCTTAGAAAGATTTCCTGTGACCTTTGAACAATCTTATCCTGCTCCTGCAGTTGAGCAAAAGATCTTAGAGGGTATTTCTTTGGATCTCGGTCTTGATGATCGTGATTTCTGTAAGAGACTTGTTGATTGGGGTGATGTGATCCGTAAGACTTTTTATGATGGTGGTATTGAGGAAATCATCAGCACCCGCCGTCTCGTTCACATCATTCGTGCCTATAGCATCTTTGGTGATAAAGCAAAGGCAATACAGGTTTGTGTAAATCGTTTTGATGATGAAACCAAACAGGCATTCTTGGAACTTTATGACAAGATTGATGCTGATTTTATAATGCCTTCTACTCCAGAAGCAGTTGACGCAACTCTCTCAAACTGATATAATATTAAAAGATAAAACTCTCTTTGATTGTGAAACTTTATGACTGAAAATTTTGAAACCGATTATGCAAGTTCAATTCCAAACCAAGATTTTTGGGAGGAAGATGGAATTAGCATAACTGGAAATCCTTATGCTTCTCCCGATACAATAGTTTTTGGAAATACTCATCTTCCAGGAGGTATGGGAGAAGATCATATTAGTTTTACTGGATATCCTTATTCACCCCTTCCACGTATTACATCATCTCCCACTTCTTATGAGGTAAAACCATCACTAAATTCAGATCACTTCTGGAAGTTTGGTGAAGGAAAGACTCTGAAAGTAGTGGAAGAATATATTAAGGGAACTTACAATGGACACTATGCCTCTGATAAGTCAAAGGTTCAGGTTCTGGATATGATTGATGCGATTGATGATGGAGTCCCCTTCTGTCGTGATAATCTCATTAAGTATTCTTCTCGTTTTGGTAAGAAGGATGGAATGTCAAAACTTGATGCTCTGAAGATTATACACTACGGTGTTCTTCTATATCATTTTGCCGGATTTAATAATGAAACTCAAAAATCA